CGCCTCCGGGCATGTACAACATGGAACTTTTGCACAGGCAGATGCTCCATGCTTTAAACGTGCAGAATGTGGATCTCATCATCCAAGGTCAGGCACAGGCGGTTTCTATGGACCCCGTGACCGAAAACCAGATGGTTATGTCTGGCAAGCCGATCACTGTATTCCTCGAACAGGACCACGATGCCCATATCAAGGTCCACACTGCGTTTATGCAGGACCCGATTTATCAGCAGTTTGTGTCCCAGAGCCCGAACGCCCAGACGTTCGTTGGGGCCATGCAACAGCATCTTGCTGAGCATTTTGCCTACTCTTATAGGCGTCAGCTTGAACTCAAGCTTGGCGTGAGCCTTCCCCAGATTGGCGAGAAGCTTCCGCCGGATGTCGAGAACGATATCGCGAAACTGGCCTCCGTTGCTGCTGACCGACTCCTCCAGCAGCACAACGAAGAGTCCAAGGCCGCGAAGCAACAGCAGGAGGAAAATGACCCGCTCACAGTCATGCAGCGTGAAGAGCTTCGTATTAAGGACGAAGCGGTCAAGGTCAAGGAAAAGCAGGCCGAAACAGACGCCAAGTACAAAGAGGACAAGATCCTCTTGGAAACGGCTAAAGTGGTCGGTCAGGCGCTCTCTCCAAATGCACGAATCGGAGGCAGGTAATTGAGCGAATTCTTTGTATTGAAAGGCAAAATTCGCCAAATGATGAACGATTTTGCAGATGATCTTGCCCTTGGCGGGGCTCAAGACTTCCATCAGTATAAGTATATGACTGGCGTTATTGCTGGTCTTGCTATGGCTGAGAGAGAAATACTTGATCTTGAAAAGAAAAACAAAGACGAAGACTAATTTTGGGTTTGAGTATTCTTTGATATATTATTGGCTTACACCATAAAGGTGGCCATCGCCAAAAGGCGCAATAACGTAGGAATACGCATGTACTCGGAAAGCAAGATTTCGAAAGAAATCCTTGATAAGCTTCCTCGCCCCACAGGCTACAGGATTCTTATCGTAGTGCCGGAGGTCGAGGAAAAGACCAAGGGCGGGATCATCCGACCGGATGTCCTGAAGACCAAGGAGGAGACGGCCAGTATTGTCGGCCAAGTCCTCAGCATGGGGCCTGATTGTTATTCAGACCCCGACCGTTTCCCCGAAGGCCCTTATTGTGAGCCGGGAAATTGGATCATGTTCCGTGCTTATTCCGGCACACGATTCAAGGTAGGGGGCAAGGAGTTCCGCCTGATCAACGACGATAGCGTCGAGGCGACCCTTAACGATCCGGAAGGGATTGAGCGGGCATGAGCGACATAGATAATGAAGCGGTGTCTCCGGAGTCCGACAAGATTGCGGGCGCGGAAACCGATCTTCAGGTAGAGATCGTAGACGATACTCCGCCTGAAGATAAGAATAGGCCCCGCCGTGCTGGTGAGCCCGATCTTCCAGAGGAAGATGAGGTTTCTCAGTACAGCGATAAGGTCAAGAAGCGTATAAGCAAGCTCAAGTACGAGTACCACGAAGAACGCCGTGCGAAAGAGGAGCTTGAACGCCAGCAGTCCGCTCTTGCGGATTATGCGAAGCGCGTCATTGCTGAAAACGCTAACCTGAAGAAGGCTCTGCATTCCGGTCAGTCGATTATCGCTGATCAGATGCAGACCCGAGTAGAGAGCGAACTTGAGGTTGCCAAGCGGCGTCTCAGGGAGGCTATGGAACTCGGGGATATCGATAAGCAGGTTGATGCACATAAGGATCTTGCGCGCCTCTCGATTGAGGCAGACAAGGTAAGGGGCTTCCGCCCTGTTGAGGTTGAGGAATTCGAACCAGAGCCTCCGCCTCAGTATCAGCCTCAGACCCCGCCGCCGCAGCCGGATGCCCGGACGGTAGCATGGGCGAAGAAAAATACTTGGTTTGGTCGTGACCGCGAAATGACCGATTACGCGCGGCACATCCATGACCGTCTTGTAGTTTTTGAGCGTATTGACCCCAGTACCGAAGATTACTGGAATGCGCTCGACAGGGAAGTGCGTAAGCGTTACCCGCATATTGCTGCTGATGAGGAAGAAGTCGATAGCAAGCCGACTCAGCAGAACAAGAGCGTAGTGGTCGCTCCAGTAAAAAGAAATTCGACCCCACCACGCAAAATCCAGCTATCGGCATCCGAAGTCGCCATCGCTAAGCGCCTCGGATTAACAATCGAGCAGTACGCTGCTGAGAAATTGAGGTCCATGAATGGATAAGCGCACCCCTCGCGAAAGCGATAATCGCGAAGCTACTTCGCGCAAGAAGTCTTGGGCTCCGCCCACGGTTCTCCCCGAACCAGAAAAGAAGGATGGCTGGCGTTATCGCTGGGTCCGCACCTCTACTCTGAATAGCTCTGATAACACGAATGTGTCATCCAAGTTCCGTCAGGGATGGGAACCTGTAAAGGCAGAGGAACATCCTGAGATTACCGTGTTGCGTGACCGTAATTCGGATTTCAAGGACAACATTGAAGTTGGTGGCCTCCTTCTCTGTAAGGCCCCGGAAGAAACAATGACTGAGCGTGACGCCTACTACCGTCAGACTGCCCAGAACCAGATGGTCTCCGTGGAAAACAACTTCATGCGTGAAAACGATCCGCGTATGCCGCTCTCCAAGCCGGAGATCACAACGCGGGTAACATTTGGCAAGGGCCGGGGTTAACCCGGCTTTAAACAAGGTAAAAAAACATGGCTTCTACAGCAGCCCCCTATGGCCTGCGCCCTGTTAATCTTATCGGCGGTCAGCCCTATGCTGGCTCGACTCGTCTGATCAAGATCAACAATGCGTATGCTTCTAACATCTTCTACGGCCAGCCTGTGTCCATCAACGCCTCGGGTGTCGTTATCGCTGAGACTGGCACGACTACCGTTGCCGCGACTGGCGTTGTCGGCGTCTTCGTCGGTTGCACATACACAGATCCGAACCTGAAGTACAAGCTTTTCCAGCAGTACTGGCCCTCGGGCACAGTCGCCACTGACGCTTTCGCGTATGTGGTCGATGACCCGGATGTCGTGATGCAGGTTCAGGCCGATGATACCGTTGCTCAGACAGCGCTTGGTGCCAACATTGGCTTCAGCACGTTCTCTGGCGACACTGCCACTGGCAACTCGGAAACCTCCGCTGACGCGGCCTCGATCAACACAACGGCTACCCTGCCGCTGCGTATCGTCGGGTTTGTTGATGGTCCGGAGTCTGCGGTTGGTGATGCTTTCACCGATCTTCTGGTTAAGTGGAACATGCCCGCCGCTGTTTACACAGCGAGCGATACCAACGCGCAGAACGCGAGCGTTACGGTGGCCCGTGGCCATTCGTATATGAATCCGACTGGCGTGTAATAGGAGAATATAGAAAATGGCTATTTCACGCGCACAACTTCTCAAGGAACTGCTTCCGGGTCTAAACGCCCTGTTCGGTCTTGAGTACAAGAAGTACGAAAACGAAGACGAGGCGATCTACGAGACGGAAACCTCCGAGCGTTCGTTTGAAGAGGAACTGAAGCTTTCGGGCTTCGGCACTGCCCCGGTTAAGGCCGAAGGCTCTGCCATCTCCTACGATAACGCGCAGGAAGTCTGGACCGCCCGTTACAACCACGAGACCATCGCTATGGGCTTCTCCATCACCGAAGAGGCGATGGAAGATAACCTGTACGATTCGCTCTCCTCGCGTTACACCAAGGCTCTCGCCCGTTCGATGGCCTACACGAAGCAGGTTAAGGCGGCTTTCCCGCTGAACAACGGCTTCTCTGGTGGTTCGTTTGTGTCGGGTGACGGCGTTACCCTGTTCAACACCGCTCACCCTCTGGTGTCTGGTGCCACAAACAACAACACGCAGTCCACCCCCGCCGACCTGAATGAGACCTCGCTTGAGGCCGCTGTCATTCAGATTGCTGGCTGGAAGGACGAGCGCGGTCTGCTCATCGCGGCTCGCCCGCGTAAGCTGATCGTTCCGCCGAACCTGATGTTCGTGGCTACGCGCCTGCTGGAGACTGAACTCCGCACCGCGACTGCCGATAACGACATCAACGCGATCAAGACCAATGGTACGATCCCGGAAGGCTACTCTGTCAACCACTACCTGACAGACACCGATTCGTATTACCTGATCACGGATGTCCCGAACGGCATGAAGCACTTCGTTCGTACACCGATGTCTACATCTATGGATGGTGATTTTGACACGGGCAACGTGCGGTATAAGGCCCGAGAGAGGTACAGCTACGGCGTGTCCGATCCGCTCGGTATCTGGGGTAGCCCGGGCGCTTAAGCCCTGCTTCCATGAAAAAAATTGGCTCGGGTCTTGTGACCCGGGCCTTTTTTGTTTTACTACCTTTTTGAGTTATTATGGACCAAGGAGGTGGTTTGTGCCATACGCAACTGATTTTTGCGGAATATACAGGATCGTAAACAAGGCGACCAACGAATGCTATGTTGGCCAGTCCCAGCGTGTACGAAAGCGGATAAGAGATCATTTCAGACTTTTGGAAGCTCAGAAACATCCGAATCCAAGGCTGCAAAACTCATACAATAAATATGGCCCTGAATCATTTTCCGCTGATCTTGAAGTAGTCGTTGATGATCTTGAGGAGCTTGACCTTCTCGAAGAGAAATTCATAAACGGGGGCGCAAGATTTGACAGTCCGGTTGTTTTCAATATCGCAAATTTTGCCAAAGCACCCATGCGGGGCAAGTTCCATTCAGAGGAAACCCGTTGTAAAATAAGGGAAGCATTGGCAAGATCAAACTTTGATTACTCGTCGCCTGAGTGGCGAGAGAAATTAAGGAATGGGCAAAAAAGGCGATTCCTTGAGGACGAATCCTTCAAAAAGAAGGTTAAGTACATCCTTGAAAACGACCACCTCTCATACGCTGAGCGAGCAAGAGCCATAGGCTCAGACACAAGTTCGGTTCGCAGGCTCTACCTAAAACACAAAGATAACAAGGAATTTCTTAAATGTTGACCTCCTTTTCCGGCCCCGTAAAGGTCTCTGAAACTTTCACAGTTGCTACTGTCCCCGATGCCGCTATTAACACTGGCGGTCAGATCTATGTAAACAACGGCGCGAACGGCGCTCCCATCATTGCCTTCTCCAACGGCTCCGCTTGGCTTCGCGTTGATACACGCGGCGTGATTCAGGCCACTTAATCGGCGGGGCTGCGGCCCCGTCAAACCTATACGGAGAAGCCCATGACCACAACTTCTTTGGCGAAGGATCATCTGAATCATGCGATTCAGGCGCTTCTTCCTTCCACCACACAGAGCGTGGTAATCAGCGGTTCGAGCGCGGCAACGGCAAACGCGCTCAGCAAGAACACAGTTGTGATTCGCGTGTTCTCCACGACGAACTGCTTCATCAATATTGGAACTGGAACCCCGACTGCCACTACAGCGGACATCCCTATTGCCTCATACTCTGCTGAGTACTTCCGTGTAAACGGATATGAAACGCTGAAAGTCGCTGGCATCCAAGAGTCTTCTTCCGGCACTCTTTACATCACGGAAATGCTCTGATGCAGGCTGGCGTTGGCAAAGTAGGCATTCGTTATTCTCGCAAGCCCGGAGAGGCTGGTGGGAATAGCGCGTCCGTATTGCTTGGCGATGAGCCAACAGGCTTTGCCATCGACTTCCTCCAGAATAGCTATTTTATTCGCATGTCGGATGGTTCTGAAACCCTCCTGTGGGGAGTCCCGCAGGGGCTTGCCATTGACTTCACAGACAACTCTTACGTGGTAAAAGTCTGATGACAACTACAACTTCCGGTTCAGCCACCGACCTCATCACCTTCTCGCGCGGCTCTCTTGCCACCGTGACGGACAGCAACGGCTACATCAAGTGGGCACCGCATAATCTGCTGCTTCGGTCTGAACAACTCGACAGCACAACGTCTTGGACGCGCTATAATGGGGGCCCGGGTGCTCCAACGCTTACTGCTGCAAACGCTGCTGTGGCCCCGAATGGGACTACGACTGCGGAGGATTTTTCATTCCCAGCGATTGCGTCTGCACCTGAACAAACGTTTGTAATACAAGCTCTTAGTGTTTCTGCTGGTGTATATACCGCAGGCATTTGGGTGAAAGCAAAATCTTCTGGAGATGTAGGAAAGAAATTTTCCCTTATAACATACGATACTGGCGCTGCTGTAATTGTTGGACTGTCACACCATACACTGACAGCCGATTGGGTGCTTGTTACCGCGACAGGAACATCTACCGCAGCCACACTTCAATTTTATTTTGGCGCAACAGGCTCCAGTACAGCTGGCGGTGGAAATCAGGCGTCTTTTTCGTGTTATGTCTGGGGCGCACACCTCTACCGCTCCGACCTCGGCGGGATGCAAGCCAACGCCTCCGCGTATCCGTATTATAACCCCAGCACGCCGAAGAACCTGTTGGGGTACTCGGAAGCGTTTGATAATGCCTACTGGACGAAATCAAACACTAGCATTTCAGCAAATGCCATCGCTGCACCAAACGGTTCATTATCTGCCGATAAGGTTGTTGAGAACACCTCCAACGCATTTCACTATGTCGGGAACATATTCGTATCGGTTTCTGTTTCAACGTATACAGCGTCTTTTTACGCAAAAGAATCTGGCCGCAGCATAGTCGGCATTGATTTTAATAACGGCGTTACAGGCTCTGAAACGTATTTCAATCTTGCAAGCGGAACCGTTGGCACGACCGCTGCTGGTGTGACAGCCAGCATCACCAACGTAGGAAATGGCTGGTATCGCTGCTCTGTTACGCGAAGTTTTTCTTCTGCAACAAGTTCATCGCAACTTGTTATGTACCCAACAACTGCCGATAACGTAAAGAACTACACCGGAGACGGCACTTCTGGTGTCTACCTCTGGGGCGCGCAACTCTCCGACAGCGCAAGCCTTGACCCGTATGTCGGCTCTTACGGTGCCGCGCCATCTGCCGCTGCTGCCTATGGCCCGCGCCTTGACTACGACCCGTCAACGCTGGCGGCAAAGGGGCTGCTGGTGGAGGAGCAGAGGACGAATTTGGCGCTTTGGTCTAGTGACTTCCGCGACACTACAGACGCCGGTTCTTCTCGCCCGTGGGTTTATGGAAACGTCACTATTACGGCAGATGCAATTGCGTCACCTGATGGTACATCTAATGCTGAAAAGATCATTGCAACATCCACATCAGGTGTTCACACGATAGTTCAGAACTTGTCTGTTACATCCGGTTCCACATACACGCTATCTGTTATGCTCAAGGCTGGAGGGGAAACGACCGCTTCTGTTATTGTCAGCAATAGCCCATTCCCGCGTGTAAAATTTGATCTTTCGGCTGGAACAATAACATCCAGCCAAGGCGGCGGCGTTGGCGCAATCATGTCGCTTGGAAATGGATGGTATCGTTGCTCAATGACATTCTCTGCACCTGATGCATCCATAAACATTGGCGTTGCAATAAGAGACATTGACAATAACTGGTCTGGAAATGGGGTTGACGGTATCTTTGCCTACGGCGCACAGCTTGAAGCCGGAGCCTTCGCCACCTCCTACATCCCCACGGCTGCTGCGACCGTCACCCGCAACGCCGATGTGGCATTCGTGGCAACGAGCCAGTTTCCGTATAGCGCGACGGAGGGGAGTATCGTTGCCAATGTCACGCCGCTCAACGTGGCCGCAGCCAGACGCGCGTTGCAGATTGACGACGGCACAGAGAATGAACGCTATACGCTGTCCACCAATAGCACACCAAATGGCCTGTTCACGGTAATCGACGGCGGATCGTCTCAGGCTGCGATTGCCACCGGAACGCCAGCGGCCAATACGAACATCAAACTGGCGGCGCGGTACAAGGTCGATGACTTCGCCCTGTCGGTGAACGGCGGCGCGGCATCAACGGACACCAGCGGCACGCTTCCGATAGCCAATCTGCTCATGCGGCTTGGCAGCGGTACATCATCCACAGAACCGCTGAACGGCCATATCCGCCAGATCACGTACATTCCGCGTGCTTTGACCAATGCGGAACTTATCGCAAGGAGCACATAATGGGCAACGACCTGATGTACCGCGCCACCGACGAAGCCACATGGGACGCATGGGCGGCTATCGTTAGTCTTACCTATGATGATCGCCCCAACGGCTGCTACATTGACGAAATCGGCCCCGTGGTTGTCACCCCGGCTGTTGTTGGCCCCGATGGCGAGATCATCACGCCCGCCGTCATGGACAACCGCCACCATGTCAACGTGCGCCTGATCCAGATCGCAGGGCCGCTTCCTGACCCGCTGCCAGAAGACTACGTGCCGCAGGGCCATGATCCTGCTGTGCTGGCCCAAGGTGGACCCGGTGTTGAGTGGATTGATCCGGCGACTGTCAACAATCCCCGGCGCATCTGGGCGGGCGGGATGAGCTATTGGGTATCATCTGGCACTGGTGTATAATGTCAGAAATATCTTCAATTACTCGCTATGGGAAAACAGAGCCATTTGAGCTTCAGGTATCCCGTGGGCAGGTAGCTTGGCACCGCTCTGTTGTCGTGTTTGGTTTCAATGGTGACGTTGATTCAAGCCCTGAAACTATCTGGCCGGGTGGCGGATTACTCGCATTTCCCTCCACCGCCATTCAGATGAGCGTAAGTTCAGCTAGTGCAAATGATACTTCCTCTGGCACTGGTGCTCGCACTGTTTACATTTCTGGCCTTGATGCAAATCATAATGAAGTTTCTGAGACAGTCACGCTTAATGGCCAAGCTGCCGTAACGACAGCAAAATCATACTTGCATATCAATGATGCGTATGTTGCATCTGCGGGGTCCGGGAATTCAGCCGCTGGCTCGATCTACATCGGCACTGGAGTTGTCACCGCTGGTGTCCCCGCGACAGTCTACGACATCATAGCCTTCGACTACAATAAGCGGGTGACTGGCAGCTACACAATCCCCGCTGGCTACACTGGTTATTTGATGCAGGGGCTGTTTTCGACTGGTCAGTCTGGTGGATCAAACTCCGTGACAGGCCGACTCATGACTCGCGGCACGAATAACATCCGCCTCACGGCGGCGATTGTCACCTTGAACAATGGTGCCGCAGATTATCTGTTTGAGCTTCCAGTCGCCATCCCAGAGAAGACAACAGTGGAGGCGCAGGCTTTCGGTTCTTCTGAAAACAATTCTTGCTCTTCAATGTTCATCATTCTCTTGGTCAAGAACGAAAATGGCTAAATCTCCAGCTTGGACTCGTAAGGAAGGCAAGAATCCCAAAGGCGGTTTAAATGCCAAAGGTCGTGCCTCCGCAAAGAAGCAGGGTATGAACCTCAAGCCTCCGCAGCCTGAAGGTGGTGCCCGCAAGAAGTCGTTCTGCGCCCGCTCTGCTGGCCAGATGAAGATGTGGCCAAAGGCCGCGAAGGACCCCAACAGCAGGCTTCGTAAGGCTCGTAGAGTTTGGGATTGTTAGATGGGCCGCACTAACGAAAAGCTTTGGTCTTCTGTGAAGACTTCCGTGAAGGCTGGTTCCAAGGGCGGTAAGCCGGGTCAATGGTCTGCCCGCAAGGCCCAGTTGGCGGGTAAGCTTTACAAGGATCGCGGTGGCGGATATAGCGGCCCGAAGACGGCGGCGCAGAAATCTTTGACCAAATGGTCAGATGAGTCTTGGGGCACAAAGAGCGGCAAGCCCTCCGGCAAGACTGGAGAGCGCTATCTCCCAAAGAAAGCCCGCGAATCTCTCACCTCGAAAGAATACGCCTCCACAACCAAGGCAAAGCGTGAAGGCACAAAGAAGGGCAAGCAGTTTGTCCCGCAACCCAAAAAGATAGCCGCCAAAACGGCGAGGTTTCGGTAAGCATGGACAAAGTTGAAGTTTCGGTTGCGAGAATGGAAGTGCAGGTAGAGCGTCTGGAGAAGGATGTTGCCGAAATGAAGGGCGACATCAAGTCAATCCTTGCAACCCTTGATAAAGCAAGCGGTGGCT